TGGAGGCAACAGCATATCAACTTCTACTTCAAGCACACAAACTTTAACAATAGCTTTGGCAGATGACATCACTGTAAATGCAATAAGTTCAAATGATTCCACAGAAGTTCATGTCAATGATGCCATGCGAGTGTCAGGAGATTTACAAATTGGTGGTGCTATGATTTTTGGTGGCGCACTGAAATCAAATGATTCAACTGCCATACAGATACAAGATGGCCTTAATGTTAGTGGCGTAATTACATCAGGTGGGACGCCAACAAATGCAGATGATGTAACAACAAAAAGTTTTGTTGAATCAAATTTTGCAAAATCAGGATTTCCTAATTCAACTGCAACAAGTTTTCCTACATCAGATGACTCTTCTGCCACAGATTATCAAGAAGGATCAGATGGTATTGGGTCAGCCACAACTATAGATGCGTTTGGAGTTTCATTAATAACACTTTTTGACTGTATGGAGCCGATAGGGTCAACAGCAACCACTGATCTTGGGTCAAGTGAGTCATTTGTAGGGGAGTAATAAATATACGATGCCAACAACAGTCCAATTTAGAAGAGGTACTACAGCACAAAATAATGCTTTTACAGGAGCTAATGGAGAGATCAGTGTTGATACTTCAGACTCTAGAATAGTATTACATGATGGCTCAACAGCAGGTGGTTCTAGACACGCACTTGCAAGTGAAACAATTTTCAAGGTAAACGCAGATGATTCAACAGGTTTACACCTGCAAGGCGGTACTGATGTGTTACAAATATCAGGCGGTAATGGTATAACAACAAGCACTTCTTCAACGAATGTGTTGACAATAGCATTAGACGGAAACATTACCACAGTTGATAGCATATCTTCAACAGATTCTACTGCCGTAACAATAGCTGACAACGCCAACATAGAAGGCACACTTCAAGTAAACAGCACAATTAATGCAGTAGGCAACATAAGCACAGCAGGATCATTTGTAATAGGTAGTGCATCAATTAATGAAACTGATTTAGAAAAAATAGATGGTATAACAGATGGCACAGTTGCGGCAAGTAAGGCAGTTGTTGTAGACAGCAACAAAGATGCAACTGGATTTAGAAATATTACTGTAGAAGGTTCATTCATAATTGGATCAGCTGACATGAATGAGACTGATCTTGAAAAACTAGATGGAATAACAAATGGTACAGCGGCGGCAAATAAAGCATTAGTAGTTGATGCATCAAAAGACATAGGAACTTTAGGCACAGTTACAGCAAGTGCCGTAGTTGTAGAAACAATCAGCTCAGCTGATTCTACAAGTGTGTTTTTTAATGATGGCATCACGTTAAGTGGCCCAATAAAGTCGGACGCCTCATCACAAATAAACATTGATGATGCATTAGATGTTGAAGGAGCAATTACTTCAGGTGCCATAACTTCATCAGGAAGTATTACAGCTGGCAGTTCCTTTATTATAGGAAGTGCAGATATAAATGAAACAGATTTAGAAAAGTTAGACGGTATAACAAACGGCACAGCGGCCGCTAACAAGGCCTTGGTTGCAGATGCTAACATTGACGTTGACGGTGTAAGAAATTTAACTGCAACAGGAACTGTACAAGCCGCAACTATAACAGCCACAGGTACACTCAATGCAGATATTATAGACGCTCAAGTGTTCCAGACAAGTGATTCATCTGCAATACAAATCAATGAAGGCATAAATGTTTCTGGAGCCATAGTTGGTGCAAGTACAGCCAATATTAGTGGAGATCTTGTTATTGGAGGAGCGGCGAACATTGCAGGTAACTTAACAGTTTCTGGAACAACAACTTATGTTGATACAACCAATGTTACTGTTGCTGATCCACTCTTAATATTATCAAAAACAAATTCAGGTGGTAGTGATGTTGATGCAGGTATCATGGTAGAGCGTGGATCCGCAGGCAACAATGCAGTATTTTATTTCAATGAAGGCGATGACAAATGGAAAGCTGTATTATCAACTTCAGGACATGATGCAACTGCAATTACAGATTCTTCAACTGCCACAGTAGTAGCGAATATAGAAGGCGATTCTGCCACTATCACAACAATTACAACAAATGAAATAGTTTCAGGTGATTCATCGTTTGTGAATGTAAATGATGGGCTGAATGTAGATGGAAACATTCAAACTACTTCGGGAAATATAACAGCAGGTGGTTCATTTATAATTGGTTCTGCAGACATGAATGAAACTGATCTTGAGAAACTAGATGGCATTACAGACGGTACTGCCGCGGGTAATAAAGCACTTGTTGTAGACGCTAATAAAGATATAGGCACAATAAGAAATATCACATCAAATGGCACAATCGAGTTTGGTTCATTATCAGATGGTAGTATTACTGCAACAGCATTTGTTGACGAAGATGACATGTCTTCTAACTCGGCTACTTTGATTCCTACACAACAATCAGTCAAAGCATATGTTGATAGTGAGGTAGGTGGTCTATCTTCTGTCTTAAAAGTATTTGGTGATGATTCAACCACAATGGAAGTCAGTCTAGGCAGTGAAGCATTGCAAGTGTCAGGTGGTAATAGCATCAGCACAACAACTTCTAGCACACAAACTTTGACTGTAGCCTTAGACGAAGCCATCAATGTAAACAGTATTACATCACTTGATTCAACTGAAGTTGAAATTTTAAACATAAGAACTGATACTCTAGTAGCACATGATTCTTCACAGATAACAATACGTGATGCGTTAAGAGTCACTGGTACTATAACTGGTACAGTAACATCGGCACAATATGCTGACTTGGCTGAGATATTTGCAACAGATGATCTTACTCTAGTTCCTGGTGACGTTGTGTGTTTTACCGGTAACAAAAAAGTTTCAATGTGCAATAAAGATGCACACCATTCAGTAGCTGGCGTTGTATCAACTGAACCAGGATTTTTACTAAATGAAGGTGCAACTGGTGTCAAACTAGCAATGACAGGTCGTGTGCCATGTAAAATACAAGGCATTGTGGAGGCAGGTGACCTGTTAGTGTCTGCCGGAAACGGTCGAGCAAGATCAGAATCAAATCCAGCAGTAGGAACTGTTATTGGTAAAGCTGTTGAAGATCACAACAGCACCGACAATGGTGTCATAGACATCATGGTCAACATGATGTAATTACACAATCAAGTCTAAAATAGTTTGCAATTTAGTTTTAATTAATTTGTTTTTAAGTGTTTTTTTAACACCATCATGCAAAGGCAATGGCCAATTATTCATAGGCACCCATGCATAACCTGAATGTTCTTGATTTAGTTTTGGTATAAATTCTTGTTCAACCACACACACAAAGGTATGAAACTTAAATTTAGTATCTTTGGAAACAAACAATTCAAGCGGTATAGTTTTTGTTATTGTAGGTCTCATTCCTATCTCTTCAGAAATTTCACGTTGAAGTCCTTGCCAAGGAGTTTCTTCATCTATGGATTTTCCGCCAACCATGCCCCAAGTGCCTTTTTGTTTTATTGATCTGTTTAAAAATAAAAAACGTTTAGTGCTTTTGGAGTAGAATAGACAGCCTGAACAAATTATCTCACTCATACATTATTTTATACGTTAAAATATTATACGCCAAGTACCTGGCGCATAGAAACCTTCATAAGATTTTACCCATACACCATTAGCTGGTATCCATTTATATTGAATACCACTTGTAAGATTTGTAACATATTGAATTGCTGTGTAGGTCGAATCTGACTTTGCAGTGTTGGCATCAGCATCAAACACTCGGTCCCAGAAACCGTCTGCATTAAGTTGCACAATGTCATTTACATTTGCTATTGTGTTACCCCAGGCAGAAGCAGTATTAGGTACAACGTCCGCACTTGGTGGAGGAGTGTCATCTGAAGCCCGTGTGTCAGTATCACTAGCTGATTGGGATTCTGAATTAGCAGGATTACCAATAGCTTCAGTCAATAGATATCTTGTACCAACTGTTGCAGAACTTGGATTAAATGTTAAAGGATTAATAACTGCGTCAATGGCATCCAAAGTATTTGTAGGTACGGTGTCGGAATCTACTGTAAACAACATTGTAAAATCATCTTGGGGATCAATGGCTATTGTACCTTCAACTTCGACAATGGTGTCTTCGTTACTAGTTGTTGTGATTGATTGTTGTAATTTTACTTGTGAAAGTCCGCCTGTAACTTGTTTAGAATATAACGCTTCTAATCTTGTCCAATTAATTTTTGTACCATACTGTGATTGAGATTCAAAAGCCCTGTTTTCTCTATTGTCAGCATGACTAGTCTGTGTGTTACTAGTTGCGCCTAACAAAGTTAATCTGTTACCTAAAACAAGTAATCCATATTGACCTGGTGTAACATTTTGTCTTGATAATAATGATTCTCCAAGTATTCCGTCTACGTCTACAGTACCTGCCTCTTCGTCATATATGCTCATTACAATTTTTTCAATAACCCCTAATTTTTTAAGTTTGGCTGGTGGCGAAATAAAAATAGGTGTTCTAAAAGTCAAAGATGCAACATCTATTTCGTCTGCTATTCCTTGTGGTATTGCACGTGAAGTAAACTGTATGTCAGTTAGTTCTACAAAACTTAAAGAAGTCCAATCTAAAAAATTATCTGTAGTCTGTAATTCTAAAGCAGGATTGAATAACACTAAAATTTGTTCGAGTATCTGTAGTTTTTGATCAGTGTTTGTGGTGAATATGTCAGCTCTAAATGTTAATTCAAAAGGTGTTGGCATGATCCTTTCGATGGTATGACCTTGTCCTGGAGCACCAGTGTATTCATTAGTTGTTGTATCAAATTCTCTTTCTCTAATATGTTTTTTATCGATGTGATAAGGATTGTACATTCTATCTCTGTCATACGCAAGATTGGTTATGTAACAAGCAACTTGGGGAGCCGGGATCAATGTGTTCTCTGATCCTTTTCTAATAATTTGTGCCACTTGTCTTGACATGTCTCCATATTTTACAGGAACCTGTAATGTTTCACTTACGCCTTTAGAGTTTGTGCCAGTTACATATGTAAAGTTAGACATCATACGTATGAACTGTAAAATATAGCGTCTAATCTGTGCGTCATAAAAATGTTGCATTAGTTGTCAGCCTGTGGTTTCAATAGTTTACTTAAGGCAACACGTTCTGGTACATTAGATGAACCGTCAGTTGCACTTGGCGTAGTGTTTGTGTTGTTGATGAAACTATGTTTAGATGTGTTTCTTGTATCAGTGTGTGTCATAGTGACTCTTACATTATCTTCTATTTTCACAAATCTTCTCCCATCATATCTAAATAATCTGTTTGGTGTGTAGTCAGTACGTAAAAAGAACATTCCTTCAACTGGTTGCGTAGGAAATGTAGTTCCAAATGAATATGTTTCTCCATTGGCTGGTATACCATCTCCTGTGAGATAGCCTTCCAAGTAACCATTTGCATCTGGTGTTTGAAATACTTTGTCTACATTTATATGTCCCGAATCCACTTTGAGATCGTCGTCTACAGTGACCAGAGCGATTTTACCATCTTCATCAGTTGGCATAACATGTAATTGTTTTGTGTTGTAACCTGATTCAGGTGCATCTGCTTCAGCTTGTTCAACTATTTTGTCGTTAATTTCAAGTTCTTTATCTCTTGTTTTTTGAGATACATTTTCATCTTTATTTCCTAATATATCTCTATATTCTTGTGCATCGGTTATACCTTTACATCTCACTCTATATAAGTGCGGCCACCAAGTTTTACTGAATCCTTCAGCCGCCCTAGAAACATCTTCTACAACATAATATCTCTTAAGAGCTTCAGTATCATTCTCATCCAGTGAATGATCATCTTTTAGATGTGGTAATTCTATAACATCGCCAGACATAATTTTCCTACCTAATGCTTCCACGATGTCTTTTATATGAAAGGTCATAAAGACTTGATCGTTCTGTAAGAACATACCAAACTGCGATAGATCAAAATCTATATCACTAACATTATAAATTACTCTAGTGTGATATACGTCTTGATCGTATTTTCTATCACGGTTCTCAAGGAACAACATGTCTTGTATAGCTAGTTCATTCAGTGTATCTCCAGACCTTTGTGGCTGTGTGGCGTCGCTACTTTCACCTTGATCATTAGGACCTAAATACTTGTGGATATACGCA